TTGCTTTGTTTTGTAAAGTTTTTATTGGTAACTCGTTTATGAGTAGCAACGCTGTAAACCCCTGTCAAACCATGCCGCCTAACCCAATCAGTCAACGCCTTAATAAAATCTTCCATCCCTCCGCTTTTCTGCCCCTGAAACTGCGCTGCAACATCGGCCATTTCTTCAGGAACATCAACCTTTCCACCTGTCCCAAATTCCTGAAATGGCGCTTCTGGTGCAGAACAAAATATCGAAACTAATAGCCCTTGCGTGTCGGCATTTTCTTTACCGATACTTTGCCGAATAGTTCCGAGATCAGCCGGTGCGCTTTGCTTCGCATCCAAAACAATTTTATCAGCTATTACATTTACCTGAGCCGATGCGATTCGTGCGGACCTGTCAGATATAGCTAAAAGCTTTTGAATTGTTTCCTGAACTCCATCTATCCTAAACGCTGTCATTAACTTCTTTTTACTCCGAGCATCCAAACAAAATACTGATCATGGTAAGCTGTTTCCTGTCCGTTTTGGAAACTTGCTTTAGCACCTGGCCAGTAAGGTAATACTGAAACTATCGTGTAAGTGTCAGGATTTGTATTATTAGGATCGCTGATGTCCTGAAACACCATATTTTTAGTTGGGTAAAAGCTTGCCCGTTTCCGTATCTTCAAAAAACGGTCGCCATTCATAACGCTGGCACCGGCCTCGATTGCAAATTGATGGTATTGGCGAATAGGTTCTAAAGCTCCCCATGTAGCTGTATGGTCGCCGTCTTTAGCATCCGGTGAAACATTAGATACAGGTGTTAAAGTTGTAACAGATCCACCGTATTCATTTTGGGTTGCAGTTTCAACAAAAAACCGTATTCGCTTATTAAATAATCCAGGATTCATCTTTTAAAAATAAGTTGACCGCATGTAAGGATTTAACAGCATTGATATATCGTTCGGCATGGATTCTTTTGTTGGAATCCTGTTTTCCATTACTTCCGTAACCAGAAGTTTAATCGCATAAACGATAGCATCAGGAATTTTAGAAGTGTCGGCATAACCTACATCGAGCGTAATCGTATTTAGATAGTTTACTGCCGGGCCTGTGTAATAAGAATAATCGTCAGCGTAAAAGTCCTGAACAGGCTTCTTAAAAGTAAAAGCCCACCGCAGCGGAAGTTGCTCTAATTTGTAAACAGAGGGATACCCATTCTGATCAATTACGCTGACGATATTATTTATAGGATACTGAAAAGCATCATATTTAACCGTACCTACCTGAATGACTTCTTGTCGTTCATATAGCCTGTAATTGGTTAACTGTTCAACAAGGTTAACCATACCATAAATTGCAAGCGTAATTGTGCTGTCCCAATCCGGGAAATCAATTGCTAAGTAATCTTTTGCATCCGCAAGGGAAAGCACATCTAATTGTGTTGCCATTATTTAATTTTTAATAGCCAGTCGTTTAAACTTTTAACGTTTGGTTGTGGATCGAGTTCAATCGCACGTTTTAAAGCACGTGCAGATTGCTGGCTGTAATAGCCGGAATCACTCATTAGCAGTTGAAGAATGTCGGTGTATAAATTTACATCATTTCTATCAATATAAATACCACAATGTGATAAATTTTCTTTTAGTCCGGGTGTTGGTGAGCAAACAACGGGAATACCCATACAAATAGCCTCTGTAGCTGCTTGTCCGTAAGTTTCAAACTCTGATGGTGCAACTAATATTTTTGTTTGCGATAAGTAGCCTGTTATATCTTCCCTGTTATCTACGTAGGTTAAATTGGGTAGTTCTGCTGTGAATTGTTCGCCGTATGTTTTAGGTCCCTTGATTCCTAAAAACTGATATTCCGGCATACGTTCTGCAAGCTTTATAAAAATCTTACCGCCTTTGTTTTCGTTGCAGTTTACCAATGTGATGTATTTTCGCTTACTGGCCGGAGATGGAGTAAAGTTCCTGTAATCAATGATTGGCGGCAGAACGAACGACGGATGGGTAAAATTAACTTCACGTTTTAGATATTCTGAATTGTAAATAATCCAGGTGTTTTTATTTGATGGTTCGTTAATCGGGTAGCTGCGATGTTGGTTGTGGCTGATGAATACAAGCGGCTTTTTAAACTGGTGTGCTTTGTTGTAAGCATATGCGGTTCCGAGTAATTGCGTGATCACTAAATCACACCAATTTAACAGCCCCGAATGAGCTGCCCACATTGTAGATAAATTTCCCTGCGGAATACATTCTATTCCGTCATAAACGTAGGGTTGTTCAGCGTAAACAATGGCTTTAAACTCGTGACCGTATGGCTGCAAAGCTTTTACCATGTTATGCAGGTATGTTTCGCCTCCAGCGTTAAAAAAAGGCTTGTAGTTGTGGGGAATGAGTAATATTTTCAAGGCTTATCTGTGAAAAATGAAACATTTATTAGTGAATAGATAGTCGCTGTACTCAAATTCCCGTTCTCCCCAGATGCCACGCTTATAAAGGTGAACCTGGATATTTAACTGCATCAACTCAATTAAATAGTTTAAGCTTGAATTTGCCATGTGAATTTCAGAAGCTTTCTCAACTACTGCCAGCCAATCAATCAAAGTAAAGCCCTCAATCGGCCTCATTTCGATTTGTGGTAAGTTCGAGTTTATTTCAGGTGTTATTTTATGCTTAAATTCATGCCCGAAGAAACGATTAACCAAAATGAAGTCTTTCGGTAGGTTTAAAAGGTTAATTAGCCTGTTTTCGCTGGCGTAGTCCCGTTTCCAGTAAAGATTGCGCCACATTAAATAATTATGCCCGTAAAGGTCATATTTTGACCGCATACAAAAGCGAAGATCCTTTTTTAGTATTTCCGAAGCCCAGCGATAAGGCAATACAACGCCATGAGGTGTGTTATTTGTCGCCCGGATTTCGTAGTTAATATCAACTTCTTTTTTACTTACAAAGTTTATATCAGGAAAGTGTTTTTTGATATTTAGGTACTGATCTTCAATAGGCCATAGAACAGAATTACCTTCATGCATCAATGCCCTTGCCATCGGAATTAAAAACAGAATGTCCCCCAGCGACAAAAATTGATTGAAAATATATTTTTGAGTTTTAACCGGGACTCCAGGCGATTTTCGCGGGTTAGGTCCGTGTACACCAAACTGATCAGAAAGTACCTTATTCGGCTGCAAATAGCCCTCAAATGAAAACTTTTCCGCTACGTGCAAGGGTGCGAACTTCATTCCGTGTGCTTCGAGTTCTTTTCGGTAGGTTCGGCAAATGTGGTGATCTTCCGGATGCTTTTGTTTTACGATTGTGCTAACCAATTCCATCAGTCTTTTTGACCGAAGCGAAAAGCCTCCATTCCCCACATCGTAACCATCTGTATAATGCCAGGGAGCGCCGATGTAGTCATATTGCGTCCAGCTATCATCCCACGCTTTCCAGTTATTTACAAATCCATCATGTTGAAATACCAAAACATGCGAAGTGTTAATATTTTTGTGCATTTCATCAATACACCATTCGCTATATTGCTCTTTTGAATTGATATTCGGGTGCAATACCTTTACTTCTCCAAATCTGATATACTCAGTGCATTTTTTTAAAGCAGGTTTTACCCGTTCAGGATTGCTGTCGACACAAAGCAGTGTAACATCGGGTAAATCGTAATAAAAAAAGTCGTCTGCAACGTCCGGCTGTTCGGTATGGTTCATACTACTATCAAATCCGATGTGCTGGCAGATGCTTTCTTTTAGGCAGTAAGCGCCACCTGCATTTATACAAGCGTTATGGTCCCAGTTGCCGACAATGTTTAAAGCAGGTTTGACAAAATTATCATATGCCTGTTTGTCGATACAAAAGTTTATGCCGCCAACAGACTGTTTAAGATATAAGCTTTTTTCTTCGCTGATAATATGATGCCTTTCGGTTCCATTAGCATTTCGCGTTGTTGAATGAAACCCTGTTAAAAGCTTACCGGGAATTTCCTTATAAGCCTGAATTAATTTCAATACCCCGTCAGGCTTAATTATAGCGTCGCTATCGAAGTTTATAACTAAATCTAATCCTAACCCAAAGAACAGGTCAAAGCCGTAAATTAGCGCACCTCTGATGCCTACATTCTCTTTTAACAGGACTTTTCTAACCGGGTTTTTATGAGTGAAGTTATTTATAAGGTTTAGCGTTTGATTGTTATTGCTGGCATCGTCGATAATCAGAATTTCTGCACTTTCAGGAAGCATAACTCGTTCAAGGCTCCATAAACATTCTTTCAAATATTCGGGCCTGTTATAGCAGCAAATTATAACTCCGACTTTCATGCTTTATTGATTCGTTTTTCAATACCTCTAACAAATTTCACCTGGCATAACCTAATCAGTTTCTTTTCGTCAGCCGGACTGATGTCTTTTCTTTCAATAGCTACATCTTTATGAAAATAAACGCCACGATATTTAAGTGATGCTATATAGAAAACCTTTCCTGCAGGCGCAATTTTTCCTTTGTAAACTAAGCTTGGTGTAACCTTTACTAAGGAAGGTTCAATGAACTGATAACCCTTCCCGGCTAAATGGTAGCGAATGAGCATCGCTAATACTTTTTTAAACCATTTTATCATTTTACAAGTAGGATTTAAAATTAGTTCTTCCAGTTCTTGTTATACTTGATTCAGCAAGCAAAAACCTGCCGTATCTAAAAAAGAATGTTGTATTTGATAATTCCCTTTTAGGCTTTTTAGATGTCCGCTGAATAACTCTGATTTTAATTTTTGATGTCATTGTGCGTTCCCGGTTATATCAAAGGTGAATCGTTCACTTGGTGGTAAATCACCGAGTTTTGTTTTGGGATCGTTGCTTTTGCTATCGCTGTAAATAGACTTTTCAGCAACAACAATAAAGCTGTTATTTAGATCAACACTACTTAAAAAAACCTTGTGGCCTTTTGATTTGAGATAGTCCGCTATTTCGGTGCCAGTGAATTGGTGAACGTGCTTACGGTTGCTCCATGTCTGCCAGTATTCTTGTGATACATGCGGCAGATACAAAAACAGAATACCGCCAACCCGTAAAACGCTCATCCAATAATCCAGAACATTCATCCAATTTTCTTTAACATGTTCAAGGCTATGGGAACTATGGATGTAATCAAATCCCTCGCCTCCGTAAACTGGCAAATTCATCGCATGAAACTGAGGGTTTATTGACGGCTCGATACCTATAGATCCCGGATACTTCCATTCTTCTTTGGAATAGCCAATATCTAAGCCGTGAGTTAAACCTTTGAGTATTTCGTCAGCGAATGGTCTGCACCACCTCGCAGCGTTACCCGTAGCCTGAAAAGACGGATAAACTTTGCCGTTAAATTCAATGCTTTCCAAACCCATTAATATTCACGTTTTTTAGTATGTATGCCTTTTTTATACCCCGTCTTTTCGATTAAGGATGTTTCGATGTAGTTATTTACCGATCTGTTTTCTTCTTCGGCTTTTTTCTTAACTACTTCCTTTAGTCCCTTATCGAGTTTTAACGGTGTGTATTCTTTTTGGTCATCTGCCATAGTGTTACTTTTGAAATATTTTAGTTCTAAAAAAGACCGGGATTTTAACCCGGCCTTTCCCCAACAAACAATTAATCAACTATTAAGAGTGTTTCCACTACCCAAATGCTATTAAGATTGATAGCCTGAACCAGAGATGTTAACGCGACAGAATGCGCCACCTGCACCACCGTAGTAAACTGGCAATGCTACACGACCCTGAACACGAACAGTAATCTGATTGTATTGTGCGTTTGTACCGTCTTGCTCGAAGAACTCAACAATAGGATCTTCACGTAAGAACAACTGCGCACCATTCTGCCAGTCACCCAACAGAGCTTCACCCTGAGATATTGCAGTAGATTTGTAAACCGGAATATCATTGATATGCAGGATACCGTTTTGCAAACTAACAACACCTAAACCTGGCAGCGAGTAGATACCGGCAGTTGAACCAGAAGATTGAGTTAACAGGATTGAAGACCAGTCAATCGGGTGCAACAATATACCTGTAACTTGCAGGTTGTTAGTTTCAACATAAGCTGCAGCATCAATCAACATTTCGACAGGCTTAGTTTTAGAACCAGCGTAAGCGAATGAGTTAGCCGAGTTAATCAAACCAGTTAAGTTTGAACCTGAGCCGTTACCAGTCAAAAGCTGAGTATCTTCAGCAAGCAAATATTCCTGTAACAAACGATCAGCAATCGAAGCACGCAATGCAGTGATGTCATCAAGTGATTTACGGCTGATTTTCAAGAATGCCGAAATGTACTGGCTTGGAGCAAGTGATTCGATAAAGTTAAAATCGATCTGGTTGATCTGAGCGTTTTCTGCTACCGACATAGCACCAGTACCATCAGTTGAAGTCATCTTCAAGAAGTGGATATCTGATGCGGTCATGCGGCCTGTTGCGATAATGTCACGAACGTGAATTTTACGCTTCGGAATTGGCAGGATACCAGGAAGCAATTCGGCACGAGCAACGTCAAGACCTGAAATGCTCGATAAGCCCATAGTGCTAACGGTTTTCAATTCCAATTTAACGCCAGCGCCTTTTTTACCGCTTGCAAGTTGTTTGAAACCATCCAAAGCCTCCGGAGTTGCCATTTGCTCAAGCAATGAATCCTGAAAAGAAACACCTTTATTCTCATTAGCTTTGCCGATTTCTTTGAAACGGTTAAGCTGAGTTAAAGCATCTTCGGTTTCTTTGTTTTTAGCCTCTACTTCGTCGCGCAAAACTTTGATCTTAGTTTCAGCATCTTCGTTTACCTTTTTAACAGCATCTTCGATTAGCTTTTTAGCTTTTTCTTCTGCTTCTTTAGCGGCTTCTTCCTTAGCCTTTTTTACAGCGGCATCGCCCAGGCTATTCATGTTCTTTTTATAACCTTTGATTTCTTCGGAATCCGAATCCAAAATGGTTAAAAATTCACCGAGCATTCCATCGGTATTAAATTTCGATGCGTTAAGCACAAGGCCACCGATCATCAGGAAACCAAAAACACCCATCGCAACAAACGGCGATTGTGTAGCGGCACCCACAAATAAAGAAAACGCCACCGCAAAAAACAGGGAGTTTAATATTTTAATGGTTTTCATTTTTGTTAAATTTTTTTGATTACAGATTTATTTTAATTGACGCTATTGCTCCAATCGCTCCTTTCGGCTTACGCTTCGTAACAGTGAAACTCTTAGTAAACATGCACTTGCAGTAAGGACATTCCATTTCCGACGAATCGTCGTCAACATCCATGTCTTTATTACATTCAGGGCAGCTCACCGTCATCATCTTCGGCTGTTCGTTTTCAGTAAGTGACTTTTCAGATTGACCCAATAAATATGTTTCCCTTTGCAACTGTTTAATTGCAAATTCTAACCGTTCATAAGTTTCGTCCCGTAAATTTCCAGAGCGAAGTGTTTTAAATATTTTGCTTTCAAGATCAACAAGCTCCGCAGGTGTCATGCTTTTGAAGCCCTGAAAAGGTGTATCTTCATTAGCACCCAAAACCACCGCTGATCCTTCATAAAGTTTTACCTCTAATATTTCCCGGTACCAGGTCTGCCAATCGTTTTCATCCGGCATAACTGTATTGTATTTCACCGTTTGAAAACCTACCGAGTTCTGAATCATCAATCCGGCTGCCATCAGCTTTAAAGTATCCTCAGCGAATGATGCTCCCGATGTTACAGGGATTTCAGCATAAAGACCTTTTGAATCTTCCTGCAATAAAGTAGGCTTGCCTAATGGGTTTTCCCAGTTGTGTGACTTTAAGTAAAATATCTTATTAGCCCCTTGCGGGCCGTTTTCGGCTATTGACTTTTTGTAGCATCCCTGCACCATTATGTCGTCGTCGAAGTCTTTATTATTAAAAGCACTCCAATAACAGGAAACAATACGGTTTTTAAAATCAATGTCCTTGATTTCAGCCGAAGCGTTGTTAATGCTCTTAAATTCAAGAAACTTTTTAGGCACTTCTACAATGCCCGTTTTGCTTTTAAGAAAATTACCGTTTGGAAGTGTCATAGCTATACCTCAATAAAATTAGATTTATTTTCATCATTGTGAAAAATTATCGTGTTGCACTATTGCAAATACAAATGCTTGTAATTACCTTTACTTGACCTAAATAGTTGAAGATTACGCCTTTGTTTAGCTGTTGGTCATTTTGGTAAAAATATCAAACATGAAAATTTTTTAGCCTATGACTACAGACGAGCTAATGGGAATTATTTGCACCGAGCCGAAGTTTTATGCAGGTGTAATGAATCACAGTACTGCGTTTTCAATTAAGCGCCGTTGGAAGAACGGAACCGTAAAGCAAAGCACCTTAATATGGTTTTTTGCAAAGTTTGGTTATGAACCTGCTGAAATTGAATGGCAGATAATTAAAAAGACAGCATGATTGATACAAAATCACTTCGAGTAGGGAATATCGTAAATCAAACAAACATTTGTTATACAAATGGATATTACCCGGTTATTGTCGATAGTGTTTGCGATTACGGAATAAATGTCGAACCCAGTTTTGAGGTATCGCTCGATTGGGATAGGGAAGATAATTTAGAAGGCATTGAATTAACACACGAATTACTACTTTCAAATTTTTTTGAATCGGAAAAAGGTATTTTTCAACATTCAGAATTAAACTTTTTTTTAACTCATGGTTTTGAATTTTGGATTGGGCAATACAATGAGATTGATAAACAGTTCCCTATAAAAACTTTAAAGTTTATTCACGAATTACAGAATTTAACTTTTGAATTATTTAATCAGGAATTACCGTTTAGTGTACCGGAGGGTAAAATCAATAAGACTGAATCAAAAGATATGATTCGCGGTATTTTTGCTTCATTTGGTCATTAATTCACATTTTTTAACAAAAAATCATTAACAATGGGATTATTTCAGGCATTTAGGCCACAAAAACACAAATCGGTAAAAACCCTTGTAAAATTTGAAGATATTTTGTTAAATGTCAACAGAATTAAAGAAGATGATAAGCTTAATGATTTTGATGTTGAAAAGGCTCGTTATTTGGTTTTGGAAGCCGAAAGATTGGCTTTAACAATAAATGCCAATCAAGTAAATACTTTATTGGATAACATAAAAAAGAATGCTAAATATGGCCATCGGTTTATAAGAACATTTCATTCCGAAATTAATGAAGCCGGATTAGAATACATTAAAAGCTTAGGTTATTCTGTTTCGGAAGAAGTATATCAACGCCAACATTTTATAAAAATCTCATGGTAAGTGCGTAACTTGCACGAATGTTGCCAGTTGACTTCAAAGGTTCAAATTATCAAAGCGAAATTCCGGCCCGATTTGAAAAGGATTGTATCCCTATTCCGGGAATGAGGGGAATTGATAAAGAAGGCAACCCGTACATTTTAATGCAGTTTCAACCCAGTAAGGAAGATATTGAAGCGATATTAGCAGGCAGTCCGATTTGCATCGCAATCTACAACCACAAAATAACATGCCCGATGGCTGTTTATACTTATGATGAAAATTTTCAGGTGAATATTTAGGCAGCTTTTAGTATCGGCAGCCCGTTATCATCAGCCAGTGGAACCATCGCAACACAACACCGGCAGTTAATAACGTTACCCGGTGATCCAGACAAATCCCCTGGATAACTCAATAATTCACCACCGACATCAAACTGATCAGTTAAAGAGATAGCAGGTTCACCGTCCATTTCTGCATGAGCTGGCCTTGTGTTTGCATCAACAATCGGAATCCATATTTTGCCGACTAAATAATCTGAACTATCTGCCGCAAGCATTGCGCCTTGACTGGCCGCTGCCGTTGATTCGGTTCTTGCGATTGTTAGCGCCCTCGACCTCGTAAAATCGTCGCTTTGTAAAGTGTTAACCAAATAATCCGCTGTTTGGCTTTTCGTTAAGCCTTGCGCCTCTGCTTCATCGAGTGCCTGAGCAATCCTGTCTTTAGTAGTGTCGCTAACATTCTTTACCCGTTGTGCGCTATCAGTCAAATAAAAGTGTTGCATTAACTTTCGCCAAACTGCACTAAAAAAACCTAAGTCCTTTTTACCTGCTATTTTTTGAATCCATTTATAGATAAATTCCGCATGTTGAACACCTACTTTAACATAACATTCCCGGTATGCGTGCTGGATAGGTGAAATAGTAATTAGCGCAGATAAATGAGTTTTAAGGTTTTCAGATCCGTTTGCTTTTACAAAATCAATAACTGGTTTTACCTGCTGCTTTAATGCGTTTTGAAATAATGTAATAACAGAACGCTCATACTTGTGATGCGTTCTTTTAAACTCCTTAGCGAACTTGTCACGGTCGAAGTCTAAAACATTATCATAGTTGTGGATCATCCTCTTTAGGATTCGGTTCTACTGGTGCCGGGCTTTCTTTACCTGCTGCTGCTGTTATCTCATTATCAAATGAAGCTGCATCACGAAGTAATACTTTATTGCTATCAATAAACAATTCGTCTGTTCCTGCAAGTGTAGATTTACCAAAGCCCTGAACTTCTCTCTTTTCATTGTAAGTAAGCCAATCAGATTCAGCCAGCCATGCAGCTATTTTCTGCTGATCTTCTTGCATTTCGGGTAAACTGGTAGTATCAATGATAATTTCGTAAGATTTACCCGTTTGCGCACTTTTAGCATTAAGATTCGCGCACAATGCCCGTGTAAGCATGTCACCGAGTTCGTTAGCCTCCGGCATGATAGCATTGTAGATAAACTGCTTCATTGCCCACTGCATATTATTGTCAGTGCTAGCCTCTTGCGAGTTCATTAACTGAATAGGAACGTTGTAAGCGTTGCAAATATCTTTTTGATCCCAATCTAACGATTCAAGTAATTGCAATTCTACGGATGGCAATCCGATTTGCTGCCAGTTTAATGGTCCGCTACTTACAAACAAACGATCAGAAATAGAATCCCCCATTTTAGCCCGTTTAACTTGCTCTCTTAAATCGTCCCTTTGTGCTGATTGTAAAGGGATACCATCTTTACCCGGACCAATAAAACCAAGAACGCCACCGTTTTTAGCTTGCCTTGAAAGTTCCTCCCTTGTTACCTGGTTTTTGTACAAAGTAATCAAAAACGGCTTTAACGGTGACATACCGTAAAGCTGCGAACCGATAGAACGATAATCCGGGTTGAACGTTTTGCTATGTACTACCTGATTTGCTGTAAATGCGATATTTTCACTTTGGTAATAATGGCCTTGTCCGACTAACCTATAACCTTTAACCGGCTGCCACGGTCCACCTGAAACAATCTCGATGTAGTGAGAAGGCAAAACGAACATTTCATTCCACATTCCTTTTTCTGGATTCGGTCCGTTTAGGTAAGTGTAAGTATTTCCAGTTATCAGTTTAAACCCGGCCCAATTCTTAACCCAATCGCTCCAAGTTTCGTAAGGATTAGGTTTATTGAGCATTTTGCTTATTGTTGGTTCGTAAACCTTTTTAAGCGATTTAATTTCGATAAGCTTTGCCTGGTATTGCGCTTTTATGTCGGGTGAGCTGATCAGATTTTTGTATTTCCTGATTTGTGCGACATCTTCACTTGCAACCTCGTAAAGTACCGGAGGACACATTGCAAGCTTTTGATTGATTTTATTAATACAGATGAAAACGTCCGGCGTACTCATATAACCACGCTCGACATAGTTAGTAAACTTGTCGTCGTAGTATAATGGCTGATTATTGTTTAACCAACCAAAGATTGCCGCATTATAATCGTTTATAGGATTAACCGGGTTAACCGCAGGGTCCATAATAGCACCACCGGCACCCGGCTTTTTTTTACTTAAACCGAAAGAAGGCCACTTCATCTAATGTATTTGATAGGTATAAATTTACAATAGTGTTGTTGTATAGCTTTAAAAATTCGTGTTGCGGTTTTGCAATATTAATCAAAGGCCCATGTAAATGCAGGGTTTAACAGGGTTTCCATTTCGTGATACCTAACCGCATCTATACCGTGATTGAATGTATCAATGGGTTGATTTAGCTTTTTACCAGTCTTGTCAGTGTCCCAGCAATACTGCCGAAATTCTTTAATAAGATCAACACTATTTTTAGTGATTAAATATTCCTGCGTTTGCATTGCCTGGATGCCGAACATCACACTATCCGGGCCTTTTGTAGCTCCCTTTATATCAATATCAAATCTTTTTATTTCTTCAATGGATTTAGGCTCAGAACTATCCGCGATAACTTTAACTCCTTTCGGTAGCCTTTCGGCAATTTGAAAGTTTAACAATCCCGGCTGAAAGATGATTTGATTTAATATTCTTTTGCCGTTCCATTTATAAACCTCGATAGCTGCGGTCGGGTCATTTGTATAACCAAAGTCAAGCCCTATGCCCAATAATTCCGCTTCTTTTGGAACTTCGTCTATTTGTTCCCAATTTGTGAAAATAACACCATCCAGCGACCCTAATAAACCCAATCCGTAAACTTTCCACCAGTTATCCCAAAATTTGTTTTTTATGTTATTGGGATCTAAAATATTACCATCGGGATTTTTATAGGCTTTCACTTTTGCCTTTTCGATTTCCTTTTTTATCGAATCCGGCAATCCTTCGTTATCCTGATAAGTAAGCGTTAGCCATTCAGTATCTGCATCGGGTTTTAATTCTTCGTAAACCCAAAATTCATTTGAGGGGTTAAAGTCAACCCATATACTTTGACTGGTACGAATTGCAAGCTGATGATAAGTGTCAAAGGTTATATTATTGCACTCGTTTACGTACAAAATATGGCGCCTCGGACCTCGAACTTTATCTTCCTGATCTGCGCTAAAAAACTCTATATAGCTGCCATTTGTAAAAGTATATGTTAAAAAAGTCCGATTGTAGTTTTGATTGATATACCGGCCCGTAGCTTTCATTATTTTCAAAAAGTCCTTTAAAGCGCCTTTACGCAAATGTGGAACTGATTCGGAAACTACAGATATTTCAAGTCCTGGTGTTTTGGTTGCGGTATCTATAAGAATAGGTAAAATGCCATAGGTTTTTCCGGCACTTGTTCCACCTGGTATTACTTTAACCCGTTTGGTAAGTTTGCGAAGTTTCTTTATCGCAGTCGTTAAAGCAAACCCGTTATATTCGTTAACTTTCCTTTGTGTCATCGAATAATGGCTGTTCCCTTATTGTGGTTTCTGACTTGTCGACAAGGTTATTTAAACGCTGAGTAATTGAAGGATTATAGATGCCAGCCATGCCGCCTTCAATCTGATCTCTGCGGATTTTGTTCCTTATCACGCGGCAGATAGGAATAAATTCTTCGTAGCGATCTTCAATATTTGCAAAATATTGCTTCAATTCGAGCGGGCCACCATTTGTCGCAACGTAATCTTCAAAGCCTTCCATTGTTAATGGTCGTTCTTTTTTACGTTCTATTTCAAAAGCATCCTTACCTACAAAATCATGTACAAGTATAGGATCAGATTTTACATCTTTAACGTATGCGGTAAATAAATCCCATAATTCCTCTGGTGATTTGATAGCTTTCGGTCTGCCTGGTCCCATAATACACAAATATAAATATTTTTCAATCCTTTCATTTAGGTGAAAAATTATTAATAGCTTTTTTAATTAAGTCTATTGTTTTTTGAGTAATTAACTCTTTTGGCTCTACCTGGATTAAACAATTTAAATTGCTTGTTTCCAATTTTTACCTCTTACAATACTCCAAATTGTGGTTCTGGAAACATTATACATTTCAGCAACTTTTGTTTGATTTTTAAATTGACCTGATTTAAATTTTTGCCTTATTTCGGTTACTTGGGACTTTAATAATTTTGCGCGAACATGACCCTCGCCAAATACTACCTTAATTAAGCCAGTTTTAAATCCATGAACAGTATTTTCCTTGCTTGTAACCCATTCAAGATTAGATATATTGTTATTTGTTTTATCTCCATCAATGTGGTTAACAGCCGGTTTATTTTCATTGTTTGAAATAAAAGCCAAAGCGACTAATCTATGAATAGGGTATTTTTTACCCTTACAATCCTTATTTAATTCTACACGATAATAACCATCTGGAGTAAGAGTTACTTTAAGTATTTTTTCTTTAATATCTCGTGTGTGATTTTTGAATCTAACTACCCTAAATAAAGATTTTACCTTTCCAGTTGAACTTATTTTATAAAGCCCCTCATAACCGGGAACATCTTTCCAAATTTCATTTTCCATTAAAAATAATTGCTTTTATTTTTTGTAACGTACTTAAAGATAGCAAATTAGCTGGAATTATCCTAATTAAAATCCATCCATTTTCTGACATTTTATTGTATTTTTCCATGTCATTAATAAAACCCATCGGCCTGGTATGTCGGCCTCCGGTAAAAGCACCACCCTCAACCTCGATGGCTAATTTTAATTTAGATCCGTCTTTTTTTAGTGGAATTGCGTAATCAATACGCCATTTTCTTTCTACGTCAAAATAGAACTCTGGAAAAACAGTTAATCCAAACTCTATCTCTATTAGCCGGACAAACTGATCAGTATGCTTTGCTTTGTTTCTGATGTTTCTGTCGTCGTCTATCCATCCGGTTTTAATAGCTTTCTTTGCCCTTTTTCGTTTGACTGCCGGCATCTGTTTCGCCTGGGCTGGAGTAATCAGTTTATCACCTACTTTCACCCATCCCCGATCTAAGCAATCCTTTATTATTTTTTTGCCTTCCGAAGGCTTCATTCTCTTACAATTTACAAAAAACTTTTGATATTTCAAAACGAAAGACCGGCGGCACATCTTCCGGTCCTATCGTTGCACTAAATCTAAACTTGCATTTACCTGGTTGATGATTGTGCCCTTTTTATCTTTAGATCCGGTTTACCATTTTGGTGATTTCGACGGAATGGTCATTTCTCTTTAAACGTAAAAGTGCTATCGTCCCAAACTCATGTAAACATTTTCTGTAATGGGGGTTTTTTTGTCGGCGTATAGGTATCCGATTGTTTGAAACTCCATCGGTATTTTTTCGCCAATTATCCACCTATCGGGAGTAGCGAGTTGTTCTTCTCTGATTGCAAAGGCTTTTATCCAAATCACATTGGCATGTGAATAAAATTCAAGCGTTGATATTTTATCGTATCCTAATATTTGCAGGCTTCCCATTGTATTATGAATTGTATCTACATGCGCCACCTTTAAAACGAATACCGGAACTGTATCGCGCTTAGGATTGAATAATACGTTTGTTCCGGATGAGTGATACAAAAGTAAGTTGCCTTTTTGATTAGTATCAATTATTAAAACCTTAGTAGTATCAAACATTAATAGAGGTGTGGTTTTGCCTGACATGCGTAATGGTGGTGACAATTGAGTTCCATTTTTCGCCACGCTATCTACGTGCTTGTGTACTTGTGATAAACTCACCGAAGCTACTAAGGTGAGAATAAGGGTTAGTTTGGTTTTCATTCAAATAATGTTGAAAATGGTAATGTTTTTGGTTTTTCGTAGTTTATTTTTTTGCCTTTTTGCAGGTTACATACATGACATAAAAATTGATAGTTACCCAGCCAGCAACCTCCACCACCTTTATCTACAGGCAATATGTGGTCAACATGTATCCCGTTTTGGGACCAAATTTTATGATAAGTGCGACCGTTTGGTAATTTTACTTCTGTTATTTTCTCTTGCAGATACCCTGACTTGCCACATATAGCGCAATTTTCATCTAAATAAGAAAGCATCATTCGCCTAATTACATCGCTGTCGCCTCTTATGATTTCAATAATGTTAAGTGGTATTAATACGTGATCTGGATTGCTCCATCTTTTTTGCCGTCCCGTCAATTTAGCACCGCATCCGCAATTACAATACTTCTCAATTACTGGCCATGAATCCATGCTAATTTTTTGGTAACGATTCCTGTTGTCTATGCTAATAGATTTATACAATTCGGTCGGATTAAATAAAACAACGCGTTTAACTTCATCAGAAACGTTTTGCTTAAACACTGGATTAATTTGACCGTACAGATTCATATTACTTGTGCTACCGATGCCGATACTATAAAGGCAAGGAGGATGGATAAAACTGTTTTCATTTCGTGTTATAAGTTATTGAGGCCGAACAATTATATCCGTTTAAATATTTGCCATCAACTATTGGCATTTGATTATCGCAAGTGCCGTCATCTTTTAAGACAATATCAGCAAAGTATGATTGCCTATATGGATTAGGAATTGCCCTGTATCGAAAACACTCCATTCTTAATGGGCATTTTTCATTGTTGCACATTGTTATATCAGCCATTGTTCTTTGATTGTGGTGGTGAGGGGAGTTCTTTAAAATGCGTAACAAACATATCATCCGCTTCTTCGCAAAAAAACCTATTTTCATCTAAATTGTAAAAATCTATTGAAACATCCCCATCGTCATCTATTATTAGATACCTATGATTATCCGTTGGTTTTGCAGTTTCCACACTTACCCACCGATCACGGGTTGCCATCCATTGTGCGCAATCCAAAAAGCCTTCTTTGTAGGCATCGTGCATACCTGAATAACAAGGGTTGGTTGCTGTTTTACAATAGGGGTACTTTTGGTTCGCTGCATCCTCAGCAGCAAGTTCTATTTCTTTTGTCATGTTACCTTTACTTTTGTTTGATATAAATCAGTTAATAGCTTTACTTTTTCTCCTTAATTTTCTGCTATTTCTCCCTACTTTTCTCCCTAATTTTGTGATATTCGATAATTATTCCAGCTATGCTTAACCGAGATATATGATAAAACTTACCTTTTTCTGACATGAAATCATCATTGTATTTTTCTAAAAGCCAATCGCAAATACTTAAAAGTTCATCGTCAATACCTACCGCCTCAAATCTCATTTTATTTAATGTGGCGACTTGCTCTAAAATGCCATTCTTTTCGTAGCAAATATATTCGTTAACCTCTATCTCATCCCCCCTAACCTTTGTTCCGTCAGGCAGGTGGTCGGTGAGGAGAATGTCGGGGTGTCCGGGGCACACGAGCCATGTCTGCCCGTCCAGGTTGTTTGCTGTGTAGGTTTCTGCTAATGTCATGGTACAATATTTAAAAGCCTGTCAATTTCAGCAGCTATTAACGCCCCTGCTACCTTAAGCCGATGTATATCGTCATGCTCTAATTTTGATTCCAGTCCCCAGGGGTCTTTACCTGTTCCGTAACCATCATAAGGGTCAACAACGACCGCATCCGTTCCCATTACGGCAAGCGTTGCGGCTACTTTTGCAAGTTCACCGTTGACGTGTTCCTGATCGTGACTATTATCCCATCCATGTTTTTTGGGATGCTCTGCTCGTTCTTCAGCAATAAGCTCTATTCCTGTTTTCATTTCTCTTTCATTTTATGTGTTAATGATTTTGATTGTACCATTGAATGAATTGAACTACGGCTTGATAGGTAGCATCAAGTTTGGAATTTGCTTCAGCCCATGACTCTACATATATTTCAGGGAAATTCAAAGCTCGTAGTGTTATTAAAGCCGATTCTCTACCTATCTCAAATCGAATTACTTTTTTCTCAATCGTTTCAACTACTGGTATTAATTTATTCCAGTCCTTATCAAATGCAGGAATTTGATTAACTTCAATATCAAAGTGAAGTCCCATGAACTCTGCTATCAGCTTGTTACTATCTTCCGTTTTCATCTTGTTGGGGGTTAATGGATTGTAAATATCTGTGGGCAGCGATGTAATTACCTTCGCATAAATGATTCCCGATTTCTATTATTGCCAGTTTCAACCTCTCCACCTCTTGTTGAAGTTCGGCTGTTTGTTGGGTGGCGTAGGATTCCATTGCGTCGAGAACGTCATCATGTGAATATGCAGGGATATTCTGTCCATTTTCGTCAAGTACCGGATAAAACCCTTTTATGCAATCGCTAATTATTCTCTCTTTACTTTTCATGGCTGGGGTCTTTTGGTTGATGGTCAAATAATACTAAACATAGAGCAAGGCCAATAACAACAAAAAGCAAAGCAGCCTTCCAATCAAAAACATGTGATGCTTCCAACGTCATAATTACACAACAAAAAATGCAATAGCCGACTACGATTAAAAAATCAATTTTACTCATCTTATTAAAGTTTTATGTCCCCTTGTTGGTATCCTTATTGCTGATTAGTTTATTTAAGTAGTACATGAGCATGAGTAAGCAGGTAATGCTTCTTCAAGGTCAAATAATGATTTTTGTGATTTAGCTATATTAAGCAACTGTCTATAAGTAATATCAGGAAAATAAGTAATGTTTTTTTTGCCAGTCTTAGCAAGCATTTGTTCTTCGTCTGCAATCCACTTGTCGGCCAATTCCGGGTAATGTTGCAGGATGCGAATAATTACATTTTTGCCTTTTAAAAAACATAGATCACAATTCCCCAGTATTGACGGTATTTCTAAAGTATATGGCTTTGTTAACCAGTATTGATTTACCATTTCTTTGGTTATGCCCATTTCATACAAGGGGAATTTAGCTGTTGATTTTTTATAGTTTGGCTTAAAGTTTTTTACCCAATTAGGCTCGTCAAATCTAAAACCGATGTATTGCTCATAAGTCATCCCAATTAATGGCCTTAAAAATTTCTTTCCTGCGTCTACTTTTAAATGAGTAGTACAAAGTCTTTTCATTCGGTTAGGCAGTGTAGTTTTATGATTATTAAGAGCATCAAATCCAGTTAATCCCGGCGATTTATGATGTGTATAAGAAAACCGATTAACTTTTATCCCCTCATACTTTTCAAAATCTTCAATAAACTTATAAGTAAGCGGATGCTCCCTTCCCGTATCAGTAAATAACACAATATCATCATCCGTTGGCTTTAACATAATAGTCATCAATGCCGATGTTTTACCACCGCTAAAGTTTATTACTCGCTTCATCTCTTTAAATATTAGTTGCTTTCTTAATTGCTGTGCAGGCTATCTCCCCGTTTTTATAACTTTTCTTTTACCTGCGTTGCCAGCTTTCCCAGCATAAAGTGAATTGTAGATTTTGACAACATACCTTTCATCTTCGGTTAGTGTTTCACCTCTGCGAAGTTTGTCTATAAAACCTGCGCCATCCATTTTTATCTTTTCAAGAGTTTCCATTTTTTATTGGGTGTTTGTTTTGCTTTGATAAAAGTACAGTTTAATATTTACTTTGTCAATACTTTTTTAGTAATATTTTTAAACTATTTTCGTCACGCTTGTAAGTTTACTTTGTAAATACCTATATTTGTGCATGGCAAAAAAAATGGTCACAGTTAAGATTGACGAAAACTTAAAACCCGTACTCGAAGAAATCGCAAAAAGGGAAAGCCGATCACAAGGCGCACAAATCGAGCATTGGATAAAAAAGGACGCAAAGCGATTGAACATAATCATCGCAAAAACAACCCCACCAGCGTAACAATCCCGAAGTAGCGTAGATAGTGGGTCATGCCGCTATCCTTTCTTCTCTTAAACGTTTTGTCATGGCCTCGCACCAGCATTTTACAACGTGCGGAACAACACTATTGCCGATAAATTTCTTTTGATCAGACTGGTTGCCGTATAAATTGTAGTTTGAAGGGAAACCCTGAATATTCAGCAGCTCTGGAACTTTTAGCATCCGCATTTTAATATCGGATATTCCGTAAAGGCACATGAATTTTTTAATGTCAACCATGACCTGCGGATCTTCTTCGTAAACTGGGATGACAACGTCAGCTTGTTCTACTTGTAAAAGATATAACGGTGCTTTGTCTTGCCTTGCAATGATCACGGGGCATGGTGCTTCGGTGCTGGTGCTGTGACCGCCGTGCGATGGATTAACGATGTAGCTATGACGACGACTGGCTAATAACGGAGGCGATGGCTGATTAATTGAGCTGCCAATGTTGTTAT